GCCAGGATGTCCTCGGACCAAAGGCGCCCCTCGGAGCGGTCGAGGGCTGCCGAGATGTCATCCTCGATCAGGGGCCAGATCGAAAAATCGACTACATGACCGAAGGCCCAATCATCCTTGGAAGGAGTAATCGAAATCTCGGTCGGTGGCTTCTCGGGAGTTGTGTGTGATAACTGCGCTTCCATTTGTTTTGCTCGACACATAGAGGGAGGGGAGGCAGAGGGCCGCGCTCTCGGTCTTTGGCTCGAAGTTGAAAACGCTCTCTGTCGAGATGTTGATATTTGTAATGGTCGTTGTGGTGGCCGAGGCCGTAAGGGTCACTGACCCCTTGGCATTCGACCAGCCCTCGTTCGTGATGCCATTGACCATCGTCACGATCTTGCGAGTGATCTGGACGAGGTCATACCATGTGAGGGGGAGATTTTCCCTTCCGATGAAGGCCATCAGTTCTTCGTTGTGACGGCGTACTCGACGCCATTGACGCCTTGGGCATGGGTCCACGATGACCCCGCCGGCACGGTGACCTCGGCGCGGAAATATCTGCTGTCGATCAGGAATGGGTGGAAGCCCGAGGCGTTCTGCGCGACGGCTGCCGTGTAGGTGACGGTGTCACCTGGGAGGTTGCGGTAGCCGATCCTCATCGTGGGCGTCCCGCCATCGACCAGGGAAACGACCTCGGTCAGCTTCGAGCGATACCCCGGCGAACCGCCCGAGGCCGCGAGGTTCATCTCGGCGGTCGCCATCACCGCCGCGAGATTGCTGCCCTCGAACGTCGCCATCTTGTTCGTGGTGTCAACAGCGCCCAGCTTGATGGCGCCACCCATCCACGCCTTGCTGTCCAAGGACAGCTCGGCTGCGGCGGAGGGAAGAGCATCGATTGACGTGCTTACGCTGTCTAGTCCCTCAAGGGTATACCCTTCGCTGAGGTGGCGGAATAGCAATTGGGTATCGACCGAAATCAGGCTCCACCTCTGGACGGTCCAGTCGTAGCAGAGGATGCGATCACAGGCATTTGCCGGCGCTGAAGCCGTGGGATACGCAAAGAAGACTTGCTGGTTGTCAGGGTCAATGGTCGCCCTAACGCGGTGAATATTTACGACATCAACCGCATCGGTATTCGCGCCGCCCTCCGTGTCCCAGAACAAGCGATCCACCTGCTCCGACCCGATGTTTTGAGCGGTAGCTCCATCGAAAACGTAAAATCCACTGCTGGCAAGGAAGTAGTGCATCCTGCCAAATGCCGCCGCAGCGCCGGGCGTTCTCAAGCCCAAATTCTGTACGACCTGGGGGATTTGAAAAATCAAAGGCGGTCCCACAAACTGCATGCGATGTATAGAATTTTCCCTGAAGACCGTGGTGAAATCTCCGCCGTAAAGCAGCCCCTGAACATCACCACCCTCGCCCTGGAGGTCTTGCTTGTCCGAAAGAGTTGCCGCACTTTCATCAAAGTCAGTCGGATCATTCTGCGCCGACCATCGAACCCTTGTCGGGGCACTCCCGCTTTCATCGGAGATGTTTCCGAGGATGACAAAGCCATTATCATCAATTGAAACGAACTTGGCCTTGGGCGTATCCGTCGAGGATATGAGGTTGGCAAAGTTCGCGCCGGCAATGGTAATTGTCTGAACGGGGTCGGAAAGGTTTGTGGCTATCACCGTATTTGCCCACTTGGCAAAGTCCCATATACCGTCCGCAACTGTCGAGTATCCGCCGGCAACCGAGACATCAGTCGCGGCTGCGGAGGTGATGTCGTAGAGCTTGGCGGCATCCCCAACGTAGGACGTAACCTCGCCATCAATGGCCGTGACACTGATGGCGCCCTGGGCGAAGCTATCGAGGGCTGCCGTGGTGAAGGGCTTGATGTCAGGCATCGGTCTATAACCGATGGCGGAGGGGCGGCAATTGCTCGCTACCGTGGCCCCAGGCGAGTTTAACGCCGGCTGATCAGGCAGCCACGCCGCGAACTCGATGATCGAGCCGTCTGAGGGGAAGGTGGGCATATCAGAACTGCGTCGGCTGCACGCGGCCCGTCTGGACCCGCTTGGTGACTTCGCCCTGGATGCCCTGGAGGACGCTGTCTTCCATTATGGACAGCGCCGTGCTGCCCTTTTGCGCCATCATCGCCGCCTCGGCCTTGGCCCTCTCCTGCTCCAGCACATCAATGCGAATGATGCTCTTCGCCCGCAGGCGAATGAGGTCTTCCGCCTCGACCATCCAGGCATTAGTGGCAGCGTCCGTTGCGCTAAGAGTGACCTCGGCCAGCCGCTGGATGTAGCTGAGGTTCAGCGTGTAGGAGCCATTTGGTATCGGGTAGGGCCAAAAACTTTCTTGGTAGTAGGCATAAGAATAAGGGAAGCCGGTGTAGCTCGTGCTGTTCTTGATGTTCTCGATGAAGGAATAAGTTCGAGGCGTGAGGGGGTAGGTGGTCGAGTTGACATCGACAGTGAGTTCATCAATTTTCACCAGCCCCGTGGGGACGCCATCGCTCTCGGTATACTGCTCCTGGTCAGCGACCGTCACGAAAGTTGTCGTCGCCTCATTGAAGAAGAACCGCTCCCGCTCCCAGTGCCTGATGGCCGAGATGATAGCCTCATTGATCCTGCCGTCGATATCGGTGCGGACCAGTTCACTCTGGATGCGAGTTCGCATTGCGAGGTAAGTCATGGCGGCTTCCTAATTGTCGAACAGCAGCATATCAATCTTGCCGGCGGCGTCAGTCGGATAAGTGTAAAGGCCCCCCTGGAACCAGAGGGTGATCTCAGTATTTGAGATGGCCTCATTGAAGCCGAATTTATTGACGATGCTGGCGCCCGGCGTTGCGCCCATAGCAATAGAGAGAGGCAGCCCTTGCGCGGTCGTTTGCAAGTACCCAAGGGCGTCCATTCGGAGCGCCTCGGGGGCCTCGACCTTCAGGCTGGGGTCAGTCTCTCGATAGACTGCCCCAACTGGGATGTATTCGGCTGCCGTTGGGGGATTGCCAGCCATGCGTCACCTCCGTCACTGTTGAGGTGGGTGCTTGTACCGCTTGTGGGCGGACAGACCCGCCTTGTTTTTGCAGGCCTGCCCGCACTCAGGGCAGACTAGTAGCCCGACTTGCTGGGCCGGCTCTTGCTCTTCCCGGCGTTGTCCGTGGTCGTCTTCGCGTCCCCGGCCCGGCCCTGAACCGCTGACGCTGGTGTCGCCGTGTACTTCTCCCGGCCCCCCGGCGTGTTCTTCACGTCCCCGGTGTGCCCGGCTTTGTAACTCTTCACTCGCATGCTGTCGTTCTGCATGGGTCTCTTCCTCGTGTTGTGCCGCTTGAGCGCGGCGGGTGTTAAGCTCGGCTTCGAGTTCTGCGATACGGCGTTCGTTGGCCGCGATGGTCTCCTGATCAGCCACCCTCTGGGCACGGTAGAAGTGGTGCCGCCTTGGCGAGGGCACCCCCTCCACGGTTGGATTGCCGGCGGGGGGCGGGATTGGATGGGTCGCTCGTTCCGTACTCTCCTGCAAACCTGGGTTAGCCGCTATCTGCGAACGTCTGCTCATATCGCACCTCTATCATCCGTATTGTAATTGAAGCGGGAGGGGTTGTCACCCCGGCTCAGATGTCGAACTCGCCTGAGGGAGGCCTCATTAACCTCTTCCGCATCTCGTTCTGGAAGAGGTATTTCTTGATCTGCCTCATCCTGGGGTCATCGTCAGCGCCCAAGAGAGGAGCGTACCGCCTGCCCATCTCGGCAATCATATCCCTGAAGCTGCGCTCCTTGGCGTAGAACTCCTCCATCATGTCGGGGCCGGGGCGCCTGTCAAATATCCGATCAAATATCCGATGCGAGAGGCTCTCGAACATGGGGGCAAGGCGTTGCTCGCCACCCGAAGGCTCTCGGGGGTTCATATCTAGGCCGACAGGCTGCACCGGGGAGGCGCCGGCAACCATCATGGGAAGTTGTCGAGGTTGGTGTGCCATCACTAGTCCCCAGCAATATTCAGCGCCCAGTTATCCGCCGCACTCATGGGCCGGCGGAGCCTTCGAGGCTCTTCCATGGCATTGGTGGGCTGGGGCGCCGGCATGGGGCAGGTAGGCCGGGGCCTGGGAATGGCATTGGTCGGGCTGCGCCCATAGGGGGCCTGGGGCCAGGGGTAAGGAAGCCAGAGAGCTTAGTCATATCCACCATGTTCCCACTCGACGGCACATCACCCGGCCCCTCAGGGCGCCAATATCGACCGTCAGGGAGCATCTCCAAGCCCTTCGATACGGGGCTGCCGAATGAAGGCATAAGGTTGGGAGTGGCGCCGGGAGTTCCCGACCACACAGGGCTGCCAGTTGATGGTTGGCCGGGCTTCCAGCCAGGGGGCGGGGGCGTAGGGTCGAGACCGTTCTCATAGTGGATGTAACCAGTAAGGGGGTCACGATAGGTTCGCACATCCATCGAAAGGTCGCCAGGGAGCCGACCAAAGGGGTTGGCGGGGGCATACGGAGGGAGGCTTGACGGAGAGGGCTTGGGGAAGAGGCCGGCAAGGTCAGCCGGGTCAATGTCAAGCCCTGGAGCTGGGGGAGGCGCAGCCGGGGCAGCGCCAAGGGCGCCATTCCAAAGGCCCCCTCCCGCGCCGGCAACCATTCGAGGCAATCCGAAAGCCATGGCAGTCTCCTTCCCCGTCAGCCTACCCTATCGAGGGAGGCGTGTCACCCACCGCCTCGGCGCCGCTGATAGCGGCCCTCCTCCAAGAGGCGGTCGATGTCTCGCTTGATGTAATTGATCGTCGTATCGAATTTCTGGGTCGCAAGACTGGCCTGATCTGCTTTTGCCCACTGGTCACGAATTTGCTTCGCCAGCCCTTCGACCCGCGCATGGAGGGTCGCGATGGCCTCCTCGAACTTCTCATCCTGGGCTGCGATCTTGGCCGCGTTTTCCTTCCCGACATACTTCATGCCGGCCCAGGCCATGACCAGAGTGACAATGGCTGCCCCGATGGGGAGGATGCCCTTGATGGCAGCGAGGTCTTCCATGCCTCATTCTACCACCTTCAGGGGTGCATCGGCAAACTAGCCTCCGACCACACAACGCTCGCACGGCGTGCCGGTGACATCCTTCGCGAGGTTGGCCTTTCGGAGCTGCTGGAATTTCAGCGAGTGCCAGCCCTCCATGAAGCTGACCTGGGTCAGGTCGGCCATGGTGAAGTCATCGTTGTGATCGAAGCAGCATGCCGCCAACTTTCCATCCCAAGTGATGTGGCCCTCAGTCAGGGTGGCCCAGCAGGGGAGGGGGTCTCGAAGATTGCCGGCACGGCCTCGGTTGCCGGCGGAGGGCTTCCATCCTCGGGCCTTCTCCTCATCGGTCACGAGGTCGGCCTGATTGTACAGCGGAAGCTCGTAAATTTCATCGAGGTAGGGCGAAAGCTCCTTGATCATGGCCTGCATCTTTTCGCCCTGGTCGCCGTCGTAGCTGATGTAGCTGGCGTAGAGGCCGCAATCATATCCGCCGCCTTCCCTGACCGCGTGGGCCGATTTGATGTTCTCGATCATCCTGTAGAAGAGCGCCTGCTTGACCTGAGCGATCTCGGTAAACTGATCTGCATCGGCATAGTTGAGGCTGAACTTGAGCGAGCTAAGGCCCGCCTCCATGCAAGCCTCGACCTTGGCCGGGTTGGAGAGCGAGCCGTTGGTGGTCAGGAAGACGTATGGGAAGCCGACCGTCGTCGCGAACTCGACGGCCTCGGCAAGCCAGGGGACCATCATGCTTTCCCCGAGATAAAAAAGACCGATCTCCTCGACGCCGGCCTGCCTCATCTCAGAGAGCAAGTCCTCGAACATGCCCCGGTCCATATCCTTCTGCTCTCGAAGGTTCTGCGAGCGGGCGCAGAAGGCGCACATGAAATTGCACCGCCCCGTCAGCTCAATCTTGACTGACCGAGGGCAGGGCGGGGTGACGGAAAGATACTCGGGGTCGATGCCGGTGATGGCGTCGATGCGTTCTGTAATCGTCATCTTGCTCTCGCCTCTTTAAGCGCCGCGAACCATTCGTCGGCGTAAGGTTCGTTCTCGTAGCCGGGCATCGAGGGGATGCCACGGGTAAAATGGACTGCCGCAGGATTGATGCCCTCGCTGCTGTGCCCCGGCAGCCAATTCCAAGTCTCATCGAGTGCCCCCAGCTTGTAGGTCATCCCCGCCCAGCGAAAAGTATGCAGCCAGATGCCGGGCTTGGTGTTGACCACGTCAGGCGTCAATTCCCAGCAGGCCGCGCAGTTGAGCAGCATCAGGCTCGACCAGTTTTTATTGCTGTAGACCGTCTGCTCGCGGCCATCCATTTTGATCGTGTCCTTGGGGTCATAGTTGTGATGAACAACCAAGGCCGATTTGTTCTGGTTCTCCTCGATCAGGTCGAAGAGGTGCCTCACATCACGCCGCCAGAGGAAGTCACAATCCATGAACAAGGCCCACCCTTCGTACTGGCAAAGCGCCGGCACGAGGAAGCGCGTGAAGGAGAACTCGGTCGAGAACGACTTGCCATCCACGCTGTCGGTCCACGTCCCAGGAAGGGGCGCCCGGCGATAGAGGCCGGCGTGGCGGAGGGCACGTTGATCGACGCGCTCGACCAGCAGAGGCACTGTGGCGTGCTTGAGCAGGGTGTGCTTGCACACCTCGAAGGCGTCATGCTCGCGGCTGTCGTAGCCTATGTAGACGCGCTGAACGGCATCGCTATGCATTCGAATGTCCCCCTCTTTCCGCGCTCGAACCACATGAGGTCGAAGTGCGCCATGATCTTGGGAAGCCACCATGCCGGCGGCTCAATGATAAGGTGCGGGTTCCGCCCATCAGGTAGGAACTTGATGGCCGGCTGCGTCGAGACGAGGAGATAGATGGCGACCGTGGTCACCCTCTCCAAGTCCTCCAGAACCTCCGCGAGGCAGTCAGGCTCGACATGCTCAAGCACGTCAGAGCAGACCACCACATCCGCCGGCTCTGGCGGGGCCTCCTTGCCAGGGATGGCCGGGTCATACTCACGCATGCCGCCGGCAATCTCAGGGAAGCCAGATAGCTCGATAGACCTCTTGAGGGTGCCCTTCCCGCAACCGTAATCGAGCAAGGTCGAGGCGCCCGAGAGCGACATTAGCTCAAGAATTTTCTTGATGCTCTCGTGACCCGAGGTGCCGTAGTCCTCGTTCGCCTCGTGCATCTCGGCGTTGAGGCGCTGGTATTCCTCACTGATTAGCATCAGGCATCTCCAATGCATTTGTATTCGCGCCCGGCATCGCTCCAGGCTTCGAGGCCCGACTTATCGTTGGGCCAGACGGCGAAGACGAGACGGGCGGTGTCGGGGGTGGCGTGAAGCAGCATCTTGGCGCACCGCTGGCAGGGGGCCTTGGTGCAGAAAATGGAGTGGGCCTCATCCGCATAGAGAGAGGCGTCCATGAGGGCGCGCACCTCGGCATGGACGCCATGACACTCCACCTCTCGGTAGGCACCCTCGCCCGCAGGGACACTAGCACCGGGGCAGGGCTTGTCCTGGCAGCGGATGCCGGGAGGGCCATTCCAGCCCCGCCCGATGCGCTCGCCATCATCTGCCATGATGAAACAAGCTATCTTCCTGCGAAGGCACCCCCCATGCTCCTCCGCGTATTGAAGAAGGTCTTTCATAATCGCTAAGTCATCCATCACGCACCCCTCCCCCTCCGCTCGCGGAGCCACTGCTCAAGCTCAAAGGCTACGCTGCCCACGAGGATGTCCCATGGGTCGCCGGGCTGCTGGCGCTTCAGCTCAACGCTGTTGTACCAGGGCATGTCGCCAGCAACGCCGTACCGCCATGCGGGCGCCGCCGGCACGAGAACCCAGGTCGGGGTGCCGAGGGCGCCGGCCATGTGAATGCACGTCTGGCAAACGGAGACCACCAGATCAAGCTCCGAGATCAGCGCCGCCTTCGCCTCCATATCCTTCCCACCAGCGCCCTTCTTCCAGTGGTGGATGTGGAGGCCGGTGTCGGTCTGGAACTCCTTCAGAACGTCGCCAGCATCGCTCGTGTACTGGAGCGAGATGAAGTCAGCGTCCAGCTTCAGAATGGGGACCAGGGTGTCTGGCATCATCGAACGGAGATCGATGCGGGTCCGCTGCACGCCACCCTGCCAAGCAATGCCGATCTTCGGCCTCGGCCCCATCTTGTCGAACCTCTTGCGAAAGCTCTTCGCGATGCTCGGGTCAGGGATAAGGTAGGGGGTGCCGGGGAAGTCTTCGTTCTTGCGGCGGAGGGTCTTGGGGATCGTGCCGAGGGCAATCTTGCCATCGACCACCTCGCCCTTCTTGAGCCACTCGTGGCCATCGACTTCGTGCGTGCCGTGGACGGTGATGTTGGGGATGCCGGCGAAGCTGCGGTCCATCAGGCCATGCATATTGGGGGCGCACTCGAAGACGAACTCGGTCGAGCCATAGCTGGCCGCGAGGTGGGGGATGACAGAGGCGAACATCACCTCATCGCCCAGGCCCTGCTCGCCGTGGATCACCACCAAGCCAGCGCCGGCATCGTGATCCCACCAGGGCGTCACGGCCTCGGGGTCACCCGAATAGTTCCTCAGGGCGATGGGGCAGTTGGCACCCCTCTCCAGGCGAGCGCCGTAGATGTCCCAGCCGTTGGCCCAGTCCTGCTTCTCCAGCATGCCCAGCGCCTTATGCCACATCGCCAGGGCGTTGCCGGGGTCAGCGATCAGGGCCTTGTTGGCGTGCTTGATGCACTCGTCAGGCTGGCCCATGTTGATGTAGAGGCTGGCCACGTTGGCCCAGATGTCGCCGGCACCCTCTGGCACTAGGGAGGCTGCCATCTCGAAGCACTCAAGGGCCTTCTCGCGGTTCTGTTCGCGGTGGTAGCAGATGCCGAGGTTGTTCCAGGCATCGCCCTGCTCGGGCATGTGCCTGACGCACTCTTCGAGGAGGAAGGCGCCCAGGCCGTGGTAGCCCTTCTGGCAGTAGAGCATGCCCAGGAAGTAAAAGACCACCGGCTCCCCAAATTTCTTGTTGAGGATCATGTTGTAGGTATCCTCGGCGGCGGTCAAAAGCTGGCCCTGCTCCTTCCCCGTGGCCTCCAGGCCGCGAGAGTGAAGCTCCTTGGCCTCCTCCAACTTGTCGGCTGCCGAGACGTATCTGTAGCCGGTCTTCCTCATCACACATCCTCCATAAAAAAACCCCGCTCCAGGCGGGGCAAAAAAGAGAGTGGGGGGAGGCGCGAACGCCACCTCCCCCAACTCGTCACGTCATGCGACGTGGTCTCCTCCTCGGTGTCGCAGCTAGGCGGCGTCGTCGTCCATGTCGTACTGGACAACGAAGGTCATATCCACAGAAGCGGAGATGGCCGCGCCGTTGACTGCAACGATCCAGGCCCAACGAGGCAACGCCTCATCGGAAATGCTCACCTTGACCGGGAGTAGGCCCCCTGCGGGTCGCATGGTGGTCTCGCTCGACGAGGTCGAGGTCGCCGCCAGCAACGCCGTGGCGTCTACTGTGGTCGAGCCAGAGGTCGATCCTTCGGGCTTCTGGATGCCCAAGGTCCACGTCTGGTTGGCCCCGGCGTCATCAGCAAAGAAGTGAAAATCTTTGATGTGAGCGCCGTTAGGTACTTTCGCCAGCAGGAAGGTGCTGGCGGCAGTGCCGGTCAGGGCGGTGGTGAGCTTGCTCGATGCGCTTTGAAGGCCAACGTGGACCTCCCGAGGCTGCGACTGATGGAGGGAAGCGGTGAACGTGGTCATGCTACTTCTCCTCTATCCTACGGGCTTTCCGCGTGGGAACTCATCACGATGGTCCCGAAGTCGGTCGAGTTGTAGACCGATTTCTTGAGACCGTGGATGAGGCCGGCGGATACGCCCAATTGGTTGCCATAATCGAACAGCTCTTCAACCCAAGTCATCTGCTGATCACTGGGGTTTTCGCGGCCCGTGGCAAAACACGCTGCCTGGGCGCCGCAGAAGACCGCTCGACGCACGGTGGTGATCGATGGCGCGGTGGGGATGCGGGTGCTTTCGTGCAAGATCACACCGTTATATTCACCGAGTGCCCCGTTATAAATCGGGTTGTCCATCTCGCCGCCCTCGACACGCGCCCGTTGGGTGTCGTACCAAGTGACACGGGCTGCCGTGGCATCCGTCCGCAGATTGAAGACCTGCCAGGGATGCAAGAAGGCGCAGTATTTGGACTGGCCGTTGACCTTCAGCGGTCGAATGAGCGGCGTGGCCGTCTTCGCAATCGCGATGGCCTTGTCGATCATCGTAAGCTGGAAGTCGGCGCTGCCGCTTTCCGAAGCCGAGAGCGAGTTCTCCGTGGTCGCGTCCAGGGGGCCGTAGATGATGCGGGTGTTGCCACTGGCGCTGGTCGGGGCCGAGGTCGCTTGCAGCCCGGTGAAACGGGTGTCCGTCTGGCCGGTGTTGCCGCAAAGCTGGTTGAAAAACGCGCTGTCGATGCGATCCGCCCACCAGTCACGCAAGCCGTCCAGGCTCTCCTCGCGGATAGAGAACGGAACGCGCTGCTCCGACATGCGCCCGTCGCTTCGGACGGCGTGCCGCAACTGATCGATGAACAAGTTGTCATTGTAGGTGACCAAAGCTTCCTCGTTGCCTTCGAGGGTGCCGTCACCCGAGATGCCGCTGCCGGTCAACTGCATACGCAGTCCAACCGTAATCCGATCACCTGCCGATTTGGTCAGTTCATCTTTGACGTAGCACAGGCTGTCCTTCGTCTTCCCCATGAACCGGCTCGCGAAAGTCTCCTTGAGAGCCTCTCGCATCAACTTGGTAGACCAGACTTTGACGGCTAAGGGGTGGTTGACCCCGTATTGCGTCGTTGCCATGGTGGTTGTTTCCTCACGTTGAGTTGGTCAATCGCGCAGCCAAAACCGCCGCTGCAAGCGAGACCTCTCGTGACGTGAGAGAGACGATCCGCCGGTTTTTACGCCCTCGGCGCGGGCGAGGTTGGAGCTTGAGGCATTTTTTTTGCGCTGTCAACAAATTAGTCCTTGAAAGTGTGTAGCATCGTTGCTACATCTTAGACAGAGACAGCAACGCCCACCCAAGGAACCCAGAGAATACCATGACCGAATTTACCTTAACACAGGAGACTGAGATGAGAAAACAATGCAGCCGCGCCACCGTGAGCCTCAACGGCCACAAGGTGGGAACCATCCGCCGCCTCGGCTTCGAGCGTTGGGTGTTTGTAGCCGACATCCCTGGCAACCCGCAACGATACCGGCAATGGGGCGAGCAGACCTACCCCACCATCGAGGCAGCCGTCAGGGGGTTGCTCCCTGGCGCCAGCATCGACTTCCCTCAGAAGGAGGTCTCCTGATGCGCCGAGGCTTCGCCCTCTTCGCCGCCCGTCGCGCTCGCGCAGAGCGTGGCGGGTGCTGCGCCATCGTCACCAACCGGAACGGCAACCGGCCCCGGCTGTGTAAGCGGGACGCCGTCACCGAGGTGGACGCCCTCGGGGACCGCTACTGCGGCCAGCACGAGGACCAGTTCACCAAAGAAAAGTTTGCCGTCCAGATCGAAAAACTCCTTGAAA